CAGACCAATTACCAGATCGCACGGCTTCCATTGCGGAACTACCCGGACCAATGACAGGAGCATTGATCGTGCAATTAACACCCGGCCCGATATGAAGAAAGTCTCCGCGGTTCGCGTCAAAAGCCCGCGAAAACGTGACCGATGGACTCCACAGCCCAAACGTTAGTTTGCTTAGCAAGCGACCAAACCGAGTTGTTTCTACTTTTGTAACTCTTCCCATAATCAATTACCCCACGTTGAATGCTGCAATATCAGGCTCAGGCCCGTTCCCGTCATACCGATCCACTGCGTCAATGAAATCGTTGTACTCGGTCGCTCCCTTCTGCTTGCGTTGCTGCTTCCATGCTTCAAGCTTGAGAGAGCAAACAGCAACATTAACTTGCTCAATCGTCACAAGGCCAACGCCACCAGCTTTGACGTAGGGGGAGACTCGCTGAATGCCGATCGACAACAACCGATCAACGGGAATGTCGATCGATTCAAGAACAGGACGGAAAGCTTCGAAAGCAGATCGTACATCACGATCAGCGAAGTTGACTTTAGTGTTACTCAGTCCCCAGTGAAGCATGTTTAAGAATGCAATCTGGCGATCCGTTTCACTGCTTTGCGGCATTTGACCGAGAGCAGCCAACGTACGCTCTAACGTCAGCTTTAGCTTGGCCGTCTTCTCAATGCCAAGCACCAACTGGACGCCAGCGTAAGACTGCAATTCCGAATTCTCAATCTCTTCGGATGGAGAATTGAGAACCGAGAGAATCTCGTTGTTGGTCAGCGCTTGCCAGTTAGGGATGTTTTGGATGAGTGGTTGAAGCATAATGGCCTACGATCCGTTGTTAGGTGGTTGAACAATTGGGCACTTGTCGCGAAACAGGCCCTGAAGCTTCGTAATCACCCGCTCCAATTCGCGACAGCCTTCAGCCGTAAATGGTGGCTGTGGATTTGCGGCATCATATGCGTCGATTGCACTGGAAAGATTAACAGCCGCATTCGTAACAGCCTGAACTAATGGATTGCTCACCGTAGCGCCTCCTGAACTAACCTTGCTTCATCGGGATTGAACTTCAGCTCGACCACACCTTCGATCTTCTTGGTGGTCAAATTGATCTTTTCGACGTTGTTGTCAATGCGGTTGATGGTGTTTACCACATTGTCGACACGCGCCCAAGTCACCATTGAGAACCGAGCAATAGCGAGGACAAGCGGGATACAAACGACGAACGCTATTGCACAATTCATTGCACGTTGATCGTTGCAGTTTGGCCCTGAGCAAACTTTTCGGAGTGTATCAATCACTGCGGTTGCCTCCTTCGGTCGGCATTCTGCGCTGCAGTGCATCGATTCGCTCTTGCAGGCCTTCGATCTTCATTTCAAGTCGAACTTTTTGATTAATGGCTTCATCCAAAAGCTTGTCAGTTTCTTTGTGCTTTTGCTCGCAAGCAACAATCATCCCTTCGAGCTTTTCAATTTTTGCTTCGAGCTTCTTAATCGACTCTTCTTTGTCGCTAAGAATCTTCTTGCTCATGATCGTAACAAGCGTTGCGAAACCGCTTGTTCCAGACAACACAATCCACCAAAGCAAATCAGCCACCGTTGCAGGGGCTGATGTCGGCTGAGGAATTTGGCCGGTTGTGATTGGATCTTGCATAGGAATTGCCCGCCAGGGAAAGGGGTTGGCTGTCGGCTGTTGGATTGCTTGGCTGTTGAGTTGCTTGGATGGTGGATCAAAAGCAAATGGGCTTGCAGATTTCCGCGATCGATCCAAGGCACCTAACTTGGATCGGGGTCGCTTGGAGCGGATTCGGACGGAGCGGATTCAGTTGGAGCCGATTCATCCGAAACCAATCCCACTGGCGGGAACGGCTCAGTTGCAACGTTTACGAATTCGACTGGAGAGTCCGCCATCAACCGAGGAGCCGGAGTTGGCGCGGGTGCCGGTGTTGGTGCAGGAATCGGCGCCGGTGTTGGGACTGGTGCGAGTCGATTCGCCAGCGAGTCATACAAACCGCCAACCAAATTGAGCACGTAGGGCTTAATCGCTCGTTCGATTCGCACTTCGACAAACTCGGGAAGATACGGAATGTCCGTAGCCGCAACAAAGTTGTCGTAAGCCACGCCAACAATCCGCAACACTTCCGCCTTTGGTGGCAGCAGGCCGTTAAGGCTGAACTGGAAAAGCAGCTGACCAGCTCGTTGCATGAATCCCGAGATAAGCCCAAACGGATCGAATGGGAATGGGTTCTCGGGGGATGGAGTTGGAGCTGGCTGCGGAGCCGGCCGGGGACGTGGAGCGGAATCGCCACGGCCACCAAACACGCCACCAGTAGCTACCATTGCTTCTGGAGCGGGAAACGCTTCAGCGAAAGCCGCTTCCAACTTTAGAATCGCCTCTTGGGTAGATTCAGTAGACACAGATCACCTACTTTCTTTCGCCAGATCGACTGGACAAAAACACTGGGACTAAACAGAACAAAAATCAAACAGGAAAATCAAACAGGAAGACTCAGAACGAAATTGATTACCGGCCAAACAATCGGCCAAGGAACGAGCGGACCGGGCGAGCTTGCAGAAACGATCGCAATGGCCGCGACTCAAGAAACGAACGGACCGGACGGAAACCCTTCACCTTGGCGGGACTCTCACCTGCTAGGAAACTTGTCATCGATTCTTGATCGTAGATGCAGTTCTCGCATTCACAGACTTCGCAGGGGCAGCCGGGTGGGCTATCAGAACTGCTCGAACCGCGAACAATCGAAGTCGTTGCAACGCTCGGATCGTCACATGCGGGAGGTTGGTCGGAAGATAGCTCAACTGTTGGCTGTTCGACAATTTCGACGTCTTCGTATCGCGGAACTCGCTCACAATAATTGCCGCGACAAATAGTGTCATATCCGACGATCTTTCGAACGACGCGCCGGACTGGTTGCGATTTCGTCGGCTCGTCAACAACACACAACATCCCTCGATCTTGCCGCTGCGTTTGCAATTCCCACGTCGACAAAATCTGACGCCAGAATCGCGTTCGATTTTGGTAGTTCGCTAAATCTTTCTTGGCTTGCGTCAAAACTTTTTCGAGGTCGGCAACGCGAGCTTCTTGCTTGTCGATCAGCTTTTCATGATTCGCAATCAAGCCACGTACCATCGAAAACCGGCTAGCGTCATTGTCTTGCATCTGAGCATGAGCAACGGCAGTCGTATTTGATGGACCTGAGCCTAGAAAGCCAAACGAAGTCGCGACGATCATGATCAATGCCGCGATGACCCAGCGAGGGTCTTTAGTTGGGAACGCCATTTTGTTTCTCCAGTGAGAGGAATATTGCTGATTCAAATTGCCCCGTTCCCGCCAGGGAAAAGGGTTTGGGTTTCGCTTTCGCGGTTGCTTTTGGCTGACTAATTCACAGCCGGTGGATTGACGTCTTCGGGATCGTCGTGAGTCGTTCGAGCCACGTTGAATCGGTGCATCTGGTTTGGCCGCTGCAAGTGCTTTCGCCATGTCAACCAGGCGTAGCCACCGTCGCCGTTCGTGATGTCCCATGAGCCAACTTCATCGAATTCCCACTCGCTAGTGCGACGGTTGTAGCGGACGTCTTGAACCGCTACGGCATGATTACCGACGCCATTCGACGCGCCACGAACACCTTCGCGATCCAATCGCATGTACGAGTTGTTCGCATGAACCGCGACAACAGCCTGGAAGCCGTTCAGCAATGCCCAGATCAATTCCTGTTCGGTATCGACGTGATAAGTCTCGTCAATACGGAATCGGTGCATCTCGGCTCGAGCTGCTTGCGGCAAAGTTCGTTCCGTGAAGAACCGACGAACCGGCACCAGGGATTCGGGAGCGAAGCCAACTTCGACCGACAGCCGTTCGCCATCGGACAAGATCGAACCTTGATCTCGGCCACCGTTCATCAGTGCGTAGATGCCTTCACCAGAAAGCTTCACATGCTTCAATCCGCGAAGCGCTCGACAACGCTCGGCTCGATGCTTGTTCGCGTAACCGTTGCAGGATGAAAGCGGATTCTGGTTGCCAATCCAATCGCGGCCAGCCCATCGCTCTCGCAGGTTCGGACGCTGCGGATCTTCGGCAAGCTTGATCAGTTCGCTGGGACTGGGGATCGGAAATGCGACAGAAAACGGACGCGTCGAAACGGGACGTTGCTCGGGAGCGTTAAGACCAAGGAAGTATTGTTGGCCATCTAATTCGATAAACACTGCCATGATTACTTACCCGTCACTTTCTTGACAAAAGATGATATGTCGTCCTTGGGCATCGGCAGCTTGCTCTTGCCCAATACTTTGGTCTTGCCAGGGTTGGCGGGGTCGGGAGCGATGATCAGAAGCGCAGGAGCGCCGATGTCTGCGATTTGCTGCGGGTAGTTGTTTCGCTTGGCATCGTCGCTCGAAATGTCGTAAGCGCGGAAGCGGACGCCCCGGGCTGTGAACTGGTCCCAAAAAGCTAAGTCAGCTCGAAGGGCTGCAATCTCAGGCGTTCGATCTTCGGTCTCTTCGAGGAAGAGAAGCCAAGCACCTTCGACGTTGACAACTGGATCCGGCTTTGGTGGCTCGGGCTTGGGTGGTTCAGGTTGAGGGTTGGGATTTGGATTCGGATTGGGATTGGGGTTCGGACCGGGGCCAGGATTTGGACCAGGAGGCGGACCATCGACTTCGATCTTCCAGTTTGCGCCGGCGATGCCTTTCGAGTTGCTGACGGCCAGCTTGATTTCTTTTGTCCCGCCAGAGGAGAAGGTCAAAGCAATTTGCCGGTCGGCTTCGAGGAACTGAGCATCAGGCGGCAAGAACCATAGCCAATGAGTGCAGTCCGATTGCTCGAGGCTGAGCATGATCAGCTTGCCAACGGCCGCTTCCTTCGGGCCTTCGATGACAGCCGTTTGAGCCTTCGCCAGATTCGATTGCAAGACGATCGAGATGATACAGGTCAGCATCGCGACCTTGACAAAAGACAACGCGAGCCAATAAAGACTTGGCTTTTTCATAGAGCACCGCTTTTCGTAAGTAGGATTGAAACAGTCTTGCAATGGGCTTGCGACTTTTCTTTCCGCTACGTGCGGGTGATTTGCTATGGGTTGTATGGGCTTGGGACGCCATCGGTGTCGACGTCATAAACAACGCCAGCCTTTGCACTTGCCCAGTAACCTTCTGGGGCTCGATGGGCTTCCATACCCAGTCGGCAAGATGCGTATTTCGTGCCTTTGGCATCTTCCTTCGGAGCGGACCACAAGCAGCACGGCATGTTGATTGACAAAGTTGGATCGCGGAAGCAATAAAGCAAAATGCGAATCGCTCGATCGCGAAGCATCAACGCGCCGACCACCGACAACGGGATAACACCTGGATCAGTCAACAATCCACCAAGCCGTTCTAGCTTGGCGATTTCGGTCGGGCTCCATCGGCTCATGTTCAATTCGAATTCGCATCGCTCGCCGAAGAACTGCTTTTCGATGGGCGGGCCAGCTTCGCCGCCATATCGATCGCCTTTGACTTCGCCGTAGATCGGAATCTTGCGGACCATCACACCGTCGAGCGATTCGCCGATCTTGAAAAGCGACGTGTAGTTGGAAGGGTAAGCCGCGAGGATGTGAACCAAACCGGGCACTTGGATATAGTCGTTAGCTGCTGCTACTGGCATGTTTGCTCTCGCTCATTAATACGAACGTGGAGTTCGTTGTTCAGTACCTGGAAAGTATCGATTCATGCGGCTGGGGAGCAAGTTACGATTGTCAACCTCCACCGCTGAGATATGGACGTCTTTGATTGTTCCGGCCTCGACGATTTCCGCGATGCCAAGAATGTTGTCGCCGTTGTTCAGCGCCTTGATGAACTTGTCGGCTCGCTCGCGAATTGCTTTCGTGGTCTCGGATTCGATTTCTGGTCGACGATCAAACAAGCAGCACATGGCAATGCTGCAGATGATGCGGACCATATGATTGCGAGTGTTGCCCGCCAGGGAGTCGAGCTGCGCCAACGTGTAGCGATCACCAGACAACACGGCCGCTTCGAATTCGCCGGTAGCGTCTTCGAGCGCGACGATGACGTTCGGATGCGTCGGAACTGCAGCTGGATCAAGGGGCTCGCCCTCATCCGTCGCAAAATCACCGATCAACCGAATGTCGTATCGCGCGACGAGTTCAGCACCAGTTGCGCGAGCAGCCATTTGTCAGTCCTCTTTCCCTGGCGGGAAACCAATTTCGAAACCAAAACCAAACGAACCAAGGCTATTCAGCTTACGAGTACAAGTTCGTCAGCTTCATACCAGCGACCGGAGCGGTCAAACCAACAGCGATATCGTCGACAACGTTTTGAGTCAGTCGGCGATTCTGCTTGTCTTGGTTCGACTCGACCGTCATTTCCTCGTAGGCGAACAATGTCACCGTCGAGAAACTTGGGCCGCCGCCCTTGCTGACCAATCCGCCTGGTCGGCTCAGCAAGTAAGCAACACCGTCAGGCATCACAAACGAGCTGGTTTGAGTCGATGCACCACGAGGCGTTGTGGTGATGACCGCATCTTCGACAACGATCGGGAAGCCGTAGAGCGTGTTTGGCAAGCCGTATTCACTCCACTTGCCAGTTCCCTGAATCTGCGAGTACGCGTCAGGCGACTGCTTGATGTGGTCGATGATTTCCTGGGTCTCGGAAATCAGCAACGCAGTCGTCGGGTTGATCACAAGGATCAAGTCCTTCTTCTTCACAACGGCCCCGGTATCCAGTGCAATCTTCTTCTGCGCGAAGTTGAGCGACTTCTTGATGTAAGGAGCAGTCGACAAAGCAGCTGACCATTGACCACCGATACCACTGGTCGCAACGTCCTTGATGTGGTCCGAGTCCCAGTTGGCATCGGTGCCAAGCGCCGAATGCACAACCTTCGTTCGAACCGTCATAGCCTTCTGAGCCTGAGTTCGCTCTTGTGCGCCTTCGAGGTCGAATTCGGCTTGGTTGCGAGCCTTATCGCCAATCTGTTGACCGAAGTTGCGTCGGACCGTGCGATAGTCGTGAAACGCAAACTCGAGCCCGTTGTTGTTCAACACGGGTCGATCGGCACCATCCGGCCAAACGAATTCGTCGATGTTTCCGCCCACGATTCGTGAGCAGTTGCGTTGATCGATTCGCAAGTAGTAACCGACGTCCTTCGTTACCTTGCGAATCTGAACGTAGTTGGGCAAACCGAAATCGTTCGGGTTGCGCGAAAATTCAACCTGCATACGTCCCGTTGCCGCTGCATTGGGGATGAAGGTATTGCTTTGTCCGACAGCGGTTGTTGGTCCGGCAGCCATTTGATTTCTCCGATCAAATCGCAATGCCGGGGCTTCCGGTAATCGCTTAAGTTACTTGTTGATTCTTGAATTGCGGGCTTGGAAACTTGTCTTGGCGACCTGGCAGGAGACTGTTCGTCAGCTATCCCGCCAGGGGAAAGGGTTCAGTTCTGGCTATTACGGCTCGATGCTCCAGCTACCGACAAAGCTCATGACAGTCCATGTGCCGGAAGCGTTGCATCGGATCGAAACAGCAGCTCCAGGAGCGGAAGCAAACAGATACTTGCCTGCACCTTGCTGAACGCCGGTCGAAGGCAATGCGATCGTTTCGGTACCGTTCGGGTCGATGCGAAGCTGTTGAGCAGCTGCAACGCGGAAACGATACTCTTGGCCGAGCGTTGCGGCCGGCAAACTGAAAGTGATCGTGCCCGATGCACCTTCGTTACTGAACACGTCCATTTGGTCAGTGGCCGGAACAACCGTGTAGTTGCTGGTGCGAGCAAGATACATGTTCGGATTGATCTTGCCGCGGCATCGGCTGATGTAGACCAATGCTCGATTATTGAGAGTCGCTTGACCCCGCAATACCTGAGCACAGTGCATTTCGCCATCCAAAGCCGGAACTGCGCGACCGTTGAAGTCAGGCAGAACAAAATCGCCAGCGAGCAAGCCAGCAAAGCCAGCTTCGATTTCGCAAACCTCACCTTCGCCGTAGACGCGGAAGGGATCTTCTGCGATCGCTGCGAGGGATGATGCTCCAGGAATCGGAGCGGTACGAGAACCTTCGGACGAAACGCCAAAAGCAAATTGGCCATGCGCCGCCTGATCGACCGTGAAGTCACCAGAGATATCGACGAACCGGCAAGGGTTCACGTTGCCGGACGACTTGAATGCTGGGAGAACCATTTTTTTGACTCGCTATCTGAGCTATTGAATGTTGTGGATTCGTAGCTTGGGCTTGCAGACAACGATTTTTTTGAACTGAAAACGAAGACTGAAATTAGCTAGATACTAACCGCCAATCCCCATTTCCTTGCGAATTTCGGCTTCGATGGTTTCGTAACTGCGATGAATGCCTTTTTCCATTTCGCGAGTGTAACGATCGACCACCTTGGCAGCGACTTCGGCAGCGTACTTGTCGACCGTTGCTGGCAGATCGAAAGTTCCGCCAGGAATCATGGTCGAGACTGGCGACGATCGCTGAGCGTACTTCGCCAAGTCGGCAATGTGGCCTTGGAAGGTCGCTTCGTCCATCGTAGAACCTTGCGAGTACAAGCACTTCGCAAACTCTTCTTCCGGAACGACGAAATGTGGGTACTGCGAGTACAGTTCCTTGATCGCTTGAGATCGTTCCGCGTCGACGGCTCGTTTTTGAATCTCCGCCACCGAAGCCTTTAACTCGCCGTATTGCACGAACAATTGCTGATGAGCTTGGTTAAGTGCGGAATACTGATCGTTCAACGCCGAGTATTGTTCGGTCAAAGCTTGATGATCGTTGACCAATGCGGAGTACTGCTCGACTGTAACTTGATTGGTTGCCTGCTGGCCGTTCTGAGCGGACATTTTTCCATCCTTTGCTGAGTACTGTTGATACGGGTTGGGGTTGCGGACTTGGCTTGGGCTTGGCTGGTGAGTTGGATGTTGAATTGGCTGGCCTGCTGGATTCGATGAATGCGTTGGTGACGCTGGATGCGACGGCGCGGGTGAATGAGATGGTTGAGCTTGTTGGCCAGGATGCCCGCCAGGGAAAGGGTGTCCGCTAGCGGCTGGTCCAGCTGGACCCATTGGATTGGCAGGATTAGCTGGGGCCTGATGGCCCATCGACAAATCATCAACTGACCCCGCGCCCGGTTCGCTCGACGGAACAACACTTCCGTTCCCAGGAGCTGGAGGAGCCTTTTCCATCTGCTCGCGAACCCATTCCATCTGAGGCGTCGACATGATCATCTGGCAGATAGCCTTGACGTCTTCGACGGTCAGCATTCCGCCAGTCGAATTTCCGCTCGATCCGCTTCCGCTGTCGCTTCCTTGATTCATGCCACCTTGGTTCATGCCACTCGGATTGGTCATTGCAAAATCATCCATCTCGTATTGGTCGCGACGATTGTTTGAACCGGGAATGAACGTGTTCGAGGCACCGACAGCGACCGGACTAACGACCGAATATCGCTCGACGCCGATAAGCTCATCTCCCTGGCGGGCCTCATAACGATTGACCGGTAACGGCAATCGAGGGCTATCACTACCCAAAGTCGCGATAGGGTCGAAGTACGATCGTCGGCCATCGGCAAACCGCAACACTTCGACCGATCGCCGGCGACGAGCGTTGAACGTGTCGAGATGATTCAGCGAATGATGTTCGTCTGCAAAAATCGCCCACTTTGGATTGACTCGACCGACCATGCCGAGACTATACGGACCGGCAAAGCCGAGCGTTTCGGGCTCATGCTTCGGGCCTTTCATGACGCCGGTATGGTGGCTGCAGATCGCGGAGTACGCATTCGTGTCTGTGCGAGCGTTGCTTTCGTCCATGATGTCGCAAAGCTCGTTGAAGCCATAGTTCAACGGTGTGCCGTCGCGGCTGGTTGTCGAATGCTCCATGAAGTAGCAGACATTCGGCACATGCCGATATTGCTCTGGCGGAAAGTAATCCGTCGCGTGGTCTCGCAGTGGATTTCCATTCACTCGCTCCCATGCGTTCCAGACGGCTTGGTTTCGCTGATCCGAGTCAGGGATTGTCGGCATCAAAGCGTAGTGAGCTCGATAGACGAAGGAGCGATAGTCTTCGCCGGGACCAGGCATAATAGACGATGCGCGAGCCGAACCGCTCGCATTGCTGCGAGATAGCGATTGATTTGGCTGGTCGAGTACGGCGGACATTGGTTGTTTCTCAGTTAAACGTTTGCTTCTCGCTGATTGCGAAAAAATGAGGCTTTCCGGCTCGAACGTGTACTTCGGCAGTGATAACGCCGTGGTAATCAGACTCCTGGCAGACTTTTTGGACTCGATTGACGAGCCGCTTGGCGGCTTCCGCTGCTTTGGGGTCTTCTTTTTTCGGATCACTTGCCATCACTGCTCCAATCGTGACTGCGACGAAACCTAGCCGATCAACCGACTAAACCGATCAAAAATCTTAGGTGTTGTACATCGTGATGACTTTAAGCGATGCAGCTGCAGCATTCGCATTCGTCACAAACAACGCCGTCACGTCAGCCGTGATCTTGCAGGTCTCGTATTCGTCCTTGACCCAAATGTACGGAATGCCCGCCAAGATGCTGATCGTATCGGTCGGCGAGCTTGAGCTGTTCGTTTTGACGGTGATATTTGCATCGGAATAGATGACGATTGCCTGAAGTTCCGACACGTCGATCGCGAAAAGGATTTGGCGATTCGTGGTGTTGCCAGCAATCGAATCATCGATGACGTTGTTGGCGTCAGACGTTTTGGTAACAGTGGCACCGATAGAAATCTGGCCGAGAAAATCGCGACGAAACGATGCTGATACGGACATGGCAGTTCTCGTTGGTTTGAGCCGGGACTTGGACCGGATTGCGAATTGCGGATTGCGAAGTTCAGGGCTGATTGCAGAACTAGAAATCCCTGACCGGCCAGAATTAACCGACCGGCCAGGGAAAGTCTGCAAGCCCAATTGCGTCCGTCAATTTGCCATATTGAAAGTGAAGGTCAACGCGAGTTTGAGAATTCAAAAAAATTCTTATCACACCATTCGCGCCATGGCATAGCGGTTGACCTGCACACTCGCAGGCTTCTTCAAATCTCCATCTTCGATCCAATTTTTAAATTGCTCCATCGTCATCGCGCTGACTTGGCCAACTTTCCAGCCAGCCGAGTACGAAGCTTTGTAGGCTTCGATCGCTTGCTTGTGCGTTCGGAAACCCAGCAGACATTTATGCTCATCGAACTTGCCGTCAGCGTTCATTTGATCGACGATGAAAACGATCGGGCTTGTCTCATCAGGACCAACAAAAACGTCAAGATGATCGCCGTCTTTGCCTTCGGTTCGCTTGATGTAGCCATAATGCGCGCCCATTGGCGGCCATTCAGGACGTCGACGCTTGCCCTTCGGCGTCTCGATCGCAATGTCCAAGCCCTGGAATCGAATGTGGCCCTTCTTGTAGTTTCCTGCTTCTCGTTGGGCTGGAGTCGGCTGGGAATGGTGGCGAGCGAATTCGCGGAGGGTGGCTTCGTGAATAGATCCATACCGCTCGACCACCACCATATTCCAAATCCGATTGAACGCCACCGCCGAAAACGGGACTTGCTCCCAGTCTACTCCATCATCCGGCACGGGAGCTTGGCCGCCATTCGCCAATGCCTCGAAAAATGATGGTCCCGCCAGAGTGGAGGCGTGCTCCATCACCTCATCCGACAATCGACTTGGCGGAACTCGAAAGCCACCGGCCAGCAGATCGACCAAGCCCTGTTCGCCGTTGCCTTTCAGTAAGTGCGGGTAATGACGCTCAGCCCAATCGACCAATTCGTCGAAACCCTTCTCCTTGGAGGGATCCAACAAACCTTGTCGAGCTTTCTTCATCAGCTTTCCTGTTTCCATCGGATTGCGAAGCAAAGACGCTTGCTGGCCCTGCTCGTTGAATCCGCTTCGACTTTCGCCGAGATTCTTAGCTGTTCCTGTGATCTCGCGGATCATTCGATTCGTTTCGTTCGCTTCGTCCGTCAGCTGCTTGTGTGCTTCCGAGTGAAACTGTTTGAATTCGTCGATCATGGATTCATCGTCGGACCCCAGGTGCTTTCGGATCGCGTCCGTCAGCTGGTTATCCAATCGTGATTCTGCCGCAGTTTTCTTAGGCTTAGGTTCGTCTGTTCTTGTAGCTGCTTGCGATCGCTGCTTGCCTCCTGATTTAGCCTCCGACTCAGGTTGCGGCTTGTTCGCTCCAATCTGATCGGCAAAGCTTTTCGATGAGGTTTTCTCGACATCAGGCTGATTAAACTTCCCGCGAAGCAAAGTCGGATCAAAAAATCTGCTACCACCATGCAGTCGCTCTGCAATCATCGGCGGAATCAATCCGCTTGCATTCACGTACTCATGCAGCTTGATGCCCTTAGCCATCGCTTCTTTGTCCATGCGATTCATCGAGTCAAGCAGTCCCTGCAATCGCCGCTTGTCGACTCGCGCCCAAACGGTCTCTTCGTTCGCTTGTGGCCCCGCAGCTCGTTGAGCTTCCGCCATCAGATTTCTCAACCCCTTAGCAAAGTCCATTGTGCCGATCATTGCTGTACCATCGGGAATCTGCCGCCAGTGTAAAGGATGGTTTTGGCTGATTTGAGGACGCTCGGGCAGTTCTCGCTGCTTGCTGTTGAGGGTTGGGGGTGGACCGGATGGGTTGGATGTTGACTGGGATGTCGACTGAGATGCAATTCGATTCCCGCCAGGAAGAGAGGATCCGCGACCAGCAAACTCACCGCCCATGCCGCGAGGTGCGCCGGCTGGGTGTCGCGGATGTTGAGATTCGTTCCAATCGTATCGATCCACTTTCGCACCATTTGCCCACTGGGAATACTGCATCAAGAAAAATCGGCATTCGCTTCGGTATCGTTCAACATCAAAAAACAGATCGCCAGTTCCGATCAGCATCGCAGCCGCTTCGAGCAGTTCAGCCTGAGAGTACTTTACCACTTCCTCCGAGCCGTATTTTTGCTTCCGGAACTCTGCAAAAAGCTTGTCGAACGCCGGGGCCATCGCCTTGACTTCATCGTCTGTAGGCCATAAACCGCCAGCTTTGTGAGATTTCGTTTCGATGCCAGCCAAGTAGGTATTTTTCTTGCCGCTCGACTCGATCTTGTGTTGAACGTATCGCTCGAATGTTCTTGCGAAAATCTCGGGCTCTGAATTCCAGTAGTCATTTGCCTTTTTGACGCTCGTAAACTTGTCACGAATCATCGACCGGAGTTCGTCCCGTAGTCGATCGCGATACTTTTCTTGAGCTAATTTCAAAGACTGAAAAGCTTTGCGAACTTCAGCATTTTTCAGCTCTTCGACCTTCCATCCGCTATTGTTTTTGATGTGCCTTTCGGCCGTTCCGCTATCCGTTGTTGCTGAGTATGTACCTTCGGGATTCGTCAATCGGTGCGTATGATGTGCGACATCCGACATCATTTCCGACGAATCTTTCTTCAGCGCAAAATCCGCCAATGAATGGTCGAACGCATGGCCCCATTCGTGAGCAAGCGAACCGACGCCATTCGCTCGCGTGAGGTTGATGACTTGCGTATCTGGTTCGTAATGTGCGACCGCTCCACCGCGACCGCGCGCACCGATAGCCAGGCCGAGTTTGCCGTTCAGTGCTATATCCTTCGGGTGCAGGCCAAGAGCATCCGCCAAATCCGTTAATGCTTCAACCGCTTTCGCTGCATGGTGCTGGCGTTCGTCGTCCGTAACGCTATTGCCCCACTGGACCCCGCGAAGCCCCATTTCCTTGATCATGTGGTTGGTAGCTTTGTTCGGGTCGCTGGTAATGCTGCTTAGATCGCGTCCGCCGTTACGCGTTGCGATCTTGACGTACATATCGGCCGGATTGAACCGATTCGACTGCTTGGCCTCTTTGTCAAACGTCTTATTCATCGAAGCGCCTTCGATGATGTCCTTGACGTGATCGGGCAAGTTTTCGTGAGAGGCTGCGTCAGAGCCGTAGCGTTCCTTAGCCGCGTCCATGAATTCTTTCAGTCGACCATACGGACCATTCTTTGGAGCTCGCCAGCCGTTAGCCAGAGAATTTGCAAATCCAACCAAATCATTCGCTGTCTGATTGTACTTGTCGGTCGCAGAAGCCAGCCCCATGGATCCGCTCGACGTTTGACCCCGGAACTTCTTGATCAAATCCGAAACGTGAGACTGAAGCTTTCCAAGTGCATCTTCAGCTTCCGTACCCTTCGCCAGTTCTTCCGCTTTCGCCTTGACGCTTCGATAGGCTTCCAAAAATTGCTCGCGGTCTTTCTTTGCGTTCGCCGCCAGCTTCGTGCCTGGTTTGGCTGGAAACGACCGTAGAGCAAAGTGCATCGCAAGTGACGTCAACGGATTGCGATCCGCATGAATCATCAGATCATGCGGCTCGTTCTTCAAAAGCTGATCGCGAGTCACGAGCTCCTTCGCTGTGCCGTTCTTTTCCGCGTCTTCGAGGCTTCGCCATGCGTTCACCTTATGGCGTGCCGATCCCTTCAGGTCTTCACCCGCATTCGAAACGGTTGAAGCTCGAGCAAACTCGTAATCGGCATCCATGGCCTTCGTTGCCGCTGCAGCCGCTTGCCGTGGAGTTTCGCCCGCGTTGATTGCCGCATCGAACGATTGAGTTGCTTTCTCGGGGGCGGTTGGTTTGGGTTCGGTTGGAATAGCAGCTGGTTTACCTTCGGAGTCGAATGATTGCGTCATGCCGTTCGGATAGACGAATGGCTTCTTTGGTTTTGCTGATGCTGGCTTAGGTTGTTCAGGAGTCCCGCCAGGAGAAGAGGGTTCTTGTTTCGGCTTGTCGCCTTGCCCCTGCTGCTGTCCCTGTCCCTTCCAAACCAAATCATCTGGAGTCGCTTTATCCGCATCAAACAAATCCATTTGCCCAGCCGCGCCGGACGTGTTGAACAACGCCCCTTGCTTGGCTTTTGGATCGCCGTCGATTTTGGGTTTTGGGGATGGTGATTGGGTTGCTTCGCCGAACAGGCCGAGTTGGTCGCCGGGTTTGGCGGATTCGTTGGAAGTTGGTTTGGGTGGCTCGATTACTGGCGATGGCTTCGGCTTTTCAATCCCGTCCGGATCTCGCCGCTGCTGCAGATCATCGAGCCGCTTGCCCCAGTCGGTTTTTGGCTTGTTCGGCTCAGTTGGCTGACCTTGAGCTTCATTCAGCCGCTTAAAACCCGCTTGCATGTCCGCGTGTCGCTGTTGAGTCTGTTGGACGTTTTTATCGTCCTGCTCTTTTGTCGGGATCCATTTCATTTGGCCTTTGTGTTCGCCCTCGAGCATTTCCAGCTCTTCAAACTCACCGCCGTGCATTGTCTGCTTGCGGCCAGTCTTGCGGCCTTTGTTGCCGCGAAAATATCCATGCTCGCTGGGCTTGCTTGGCTCAGTTGGCTCACTCGGCTCACTCGCCTTACCACCAAACGCCTCATCAACCTTCTTTCCCGCAAAATGGCCTGTCAGCATCGTGCCATCTTTCGTGATCTTCACCGGATGACCGCCGTGCTTCTTACCATCCGCCCCAACATCGCCGCCAATTGTGATCCATCGAGCGTTGCCAGCATCGTCGAACAAAGCTGGAGAATGCGGATTCGCTTTTGATCGAGCGTACCGATCGACTTCGACGCAAGCTTGATCCCAAGCAGCTGCGAAGAATTCCCGAGTTGTATCGTCAACGAGCAGAACCATTTTTTCACCTTTGAGCATCAACAATAGATTGCGTTACCACGACGAATCCCAATAAACGATCGACCCAGCCAATCCTGACGACTTCAAACGTTGTGCATCATCGTGCCCATATGCGACAAGACACGATGGTCCGCCACTGTTTCCTTTCGCCCTGGTTCCATCCGGCTTATGGAAAAACAATCGACCATGAAGAAACATCACCGCCGTTGCCCGCTTCCAAACTTGCTGGACGAAACCTTCTGTTTCTGTTCTTGCGAAAATCAACGCCGTGCCGTGATCGTGATCCGCAAGCTTTTCCATCCATTTCCAAACTTCACTGTATGGTGGGTTGAGCCAAACGCGACCGTACCAATCTTGGCTAAGCCCATCTTGTTCGATGGTGAATGCGTTTTCCGCGCACGCCCACGGCTGGGGAGTGCATTGACATGGATCCAAATCGAATGGCCCCAGTGCGTCGATAATGTTCTTTGGAGTGATCCACGAATCTGTTGCTCCACGATTGGGAGATGTGTGGCCGCCAATGCCTCGTTGATTAACGATAGGAACTATTACTTCTTGCATGATGTTTCCCATCAATCAACCAATCTCACATCCGGATTCGCAAGCTTGTAGGTGTTGAATTCCCGCTTGCTGATGCGTTGCGACCGCACGATGAAGCCCTGCTGCTGGAGTGAGCAGATCAGCTTTTGCCCGTCTTCAAATCGCCGTCGAGAATAGAACTTGACGACCTTTGAGTCGTTGTTTTTGTTGTCGTACCAGATTTTCAGAACGTCTTCTTCGTAGTTACGGACTGCCAAGGTATCGCTCCTTCTAGCCTTGAATCACTTCCGGTTTAGCGGAGTTACCAACGTTCCCTCCAGGGAAAGAAGCCTGCTGATTGGCCGCTGGATTTGCCACTGGACTACCTTGCCCCATCCCTGGCCCTGCCCCCATCCCGCCTGGTGCCATCCCCGTCCCCGGTGCCATCCCCATCCCACCTGGTACCACTCCACCAGCCTTGGCCTGCTGAATCGCCGACCAAACTTGAGGATTGAACAACTTGTCTTCATCCGCCGATGGAACAGAAATGCCAATCGCATCCGCCACATCAGCTGTCTTAATTTCCATCCCCATCTCCCAAGCGGACTTGAAGGATTCCATCTTGGCCTTCGCATCGTCGCTCTCGGTGTCGATGACGAACCGAATGTAGTGACGAGCGTATTGCGGGAAATTCCACACCTGGAGATGACGAACGAAATCCTCAGTCATCGTCTCCTCTAAATTCCGCGCGTCGTAGCTTACGATGTCCGCAAACGTCGCGAGATGAGCATCAGCAACGCCGCTTCCGAGTCCAGTCGCTTCCGCTTCCGAAGTCAACGTCTGGCCCATGATGTATCGCTTCATCGTCATGCGATAGAAATCTTTGATGACGCCCAGCAACGCATCGACGCCAGCTAGCCCCGGCTCAAGATGCTCGACGCCGTATTGGTCGGCATTGTCACCAGTCCACACTGGTACGAGGACGATCGATCGACCGCCGCCGACGTTCCTTGTAGCGGCTTCTTGGGTTGCCTTCATCGCCTTCGGATTGTTCGCCGGGTACCGCCACAGCTCGACGCCAAATGCCGACCGGTCTAAGTACTCCAGAGCCCGCTGCATACATTCGACCATCTGGTACCACATCCAGTAGATGCGAGTGCGAATGCCGACGCCGTGGATTCTTCCCGACAACATCACCTGATCAAACGGCCCGTCTTCGACCATATGCTTGTGCAAGATGAATCGCTTCCGTTCGTGCTGGTCAAACCAATACACCATTCCTTGGCTGGTGTACTCAATCTTGCCTTGCCGTCGATACCGATCCAGATTGACGCCCGCGATACCAATTCGAATTCCAATCTGATCGGGATCGTATCGGCCCGAGCCATCGTCGTATCGGAAGACAAACTTATCGCCGTTTCGAGGCTCCCATCGCGAAACCGCGATCCGACGAAAGCCGCCGATCTCACGATTGCGGAACTGCAGCGCAACGCCCGACCGGCCATTCCAAACCGCTTCCAACAGCCATCGACGCATCTCAACAAACCGAGGCGTTCGGCTGATGATTTTCTTCAGTGCCTCACACAAATCTTTTTGCTCTTGGCTTTTCGAATCTTCCGGTTCGAGGTGCCAGTTCAGCAAAGCGACAGCCTTTTGCCGAGCTTCCACCGATTCCATGATGCCGCAGTCGGCTCGCATTCGCTCTGCGTTCTCGGGATCGTGCATCAACGCTTCGTCGGCCGCGAGATAAGCGCGGCCTGCCAAACCAACTTGCCCCGCAACCGTAAAGATATGCGGGACGACTTGTTGATTGAAGCTTGGTGGGGTACCAGGCCAGCCGGAAGCTAGATCAGGAGCGGGAGCCGCAAGGTTGAATACGCGTGCTGGCGAATTGGGATCGCCGTCGAACGCATCACCAACAGAACCAGCAAATGGACCGTTGATCAACAAATCGGAATCTGGAACGAAACCTTGGGACATTTTTGCTCTGCTTTGAGTTGGTTGTTGGTTTTCAATAGCCAGTTGCTAAATCGCTAAATCGCTAAATCGCTAATTCCCGCGTCTCGGAGTTCCTCTCCCTGGATTCCCCCGACCCGGCTCGCCCCTGTTCGGCCTAGCGTTAAATCGAGTCTCCGGAAGCGAACTGCGTTGAATCATGCCGCCTTGGACGTCGCTGATTCTTGCCGTTGGATTCCGCCGCAAATAAGCCTCGATCGCTCGATCCATAACCCGCCTTCGCGCTCCAGGTGACATGCCGGGAGACAGCAAACTTCGACGGACAAACCCGCCGCGAGTTGCTTTTCGAGGAATATAGTCGCCGCTGACCTGGATCAATCGGTATCGATGCTGATGGTCAGCGATTGTGCCACGGACGCGACAGAAATCCCACACAGCTTTTCCGGCCGACTCATCCGCCGCTGACTCGAACTGTTCAAATTTGCGAAACGGGAAATCGTAGTAGGCATAAGTCGGCCCCGGCCCAGACCGCTCGCCTTGCTTCATCCCGGGAGCCCAATCGAGAAACGTCACAAACAAGATGCCAGTATCCGCACCAACGTTTTCGCGCTCGAAGTAGTACGAATAGACATTGCTCGACGAAACAACACGAACTTGGTTCGACTCGACGCGTTCCCATAGCCGCGGATCGTAAGACGCATCACGGCCAAGCAATTCAAGCTCTTGCTCTGGATCAGATGGAGCTGCAGCTGGTGGATAGACCGATTGAGTTTGCTGACGAGTCGGAGCGCGTCCAGTTGGATGAGCCCCGCCAGGAAGGAAGGGCGCGATAGCGTCGATCGCTACATTTGCCGCTCGACTTTGGTTCAGAATCGCGTCAAGCAGTCTTCTTTCGTCGTCGGCGGAAATGCTTTCGCCCGACTGCTTGATCAGGCTGATAAGCTCGCGTTCTAACTCTCGCTTTGACTTTCCTTGAACCGGTGGAGCTTTCCCGCGAGTGAACTGGGAGACCAGTTGCCCCAGCAGTGGAGCGCGATCGCCGGCCAGCCGGGCCGCTGCAGCCGATTGGAGAAGACGCTTGGATGCCGCTGCCAGCTTTGAAAGGATTGACATGATATTTCGGTTGCTTTCGTTGCTTCCGCCGCAGTGTTTTTGCCTTTGAAATTTTTTTGGCTGGACGAATCAAACAAATAGGACAAGCGGGAAAATTTTTTTGACCACGGCGTTCGGCTTCATCAATCCAATACCGAAAGCGGTTTTCGAGCGAATAGCCCTGGTACGACAACTTGGACACTGCAAAACCCTTTCCCTTGGCGGGCAAAATCAAGGAAAAGACATTCGGTGTCGTCGGAACACATGGCTTAGCACGGTGCGAATCCGCTCTTCGTAAAAGCCATCAAACCAACGTTGCCGCAGTTTTGATGAGAACTCGGTTGAGCGATCAAAAGGGCAATCGTCGGCACGATGGTTGAGCCGAAAAGACTTCGCGCCGGCCTCGTATGCTCGCGTCATAGCCCTTTCCGATCGATAATCTCGAATGGACATAGTTCACCTATGCTTCTTTCACCTAAATCCCGTTTCCAAGGCAAACACCAACATCACAACCAACGCTACAGCAGCCACAATCGCACTGATCAAACCCGATGCGACCCAATCAACCTTGAACGATCGGCAGACGATCAACGTGACGATTGCAATGGCCAACAGTTCTTGCCATTTTTTGGAAGTAATTGCCAGCAGTAAGCCGATGAAAATTTCGATCATGATTGAGAACTGCCAAGCCCCGTTCCGCGATTGATGCCGCAATCGTTTGATAACGCATCATCGATTCCAGGGTAAAGGCGAACTGAGATAGTCGTCTTCGTTCGAATCGTTGTTACCCAACAAGTCACGAGGATCGACGTCATAACTTCGCTTCGCCCCGCGCGAGTATTCTTCGAGATATCGTTCCGCAGCGTTGCCACCGAGCGAACCGAGCAAACCAAAGTCGATGCCGGTATTGACGATATCTTGGGATGCGTGGATCCCATCGGGAGCTTGAGCAGCAAGCTTCAACATGCACGCGCTGGCCGCGTCTACTTGGTCGACGAATCGATACTCGGGAAAGGCGCAAAGCTCTTCTAAAAAATCGCCATTCCAGCGAGCGTTCACAACACACACATTCCCAGCTTCCGCTTGAGCCGAAAACGGTTGAGCTCTCCTGATCTTCGCATCGCCCGGCAATCGAATGCCGCCTTTCAACTTGAAGCCTTGAGCCGACCCGGACGCCAGATCGCGATAGACAGGGAATTCGGACAGCATGACGATCAATTGATCGGTAACTTCCTTGCCGGATCCCGCGCCTTCCTGTTCGATGTAGATCGTTACGTTGCCTCGATACTTCCACGCGTCGCGCTGAGCAGTCTGAAGAATCACCGTATTTCGCTCATGGGCTCCCCATTGGCCGCGAACAACATCCTCGACGTAGTAGATTCCTCGATCGTCCCGAGCCATCAACACGCCGGCAGAGTAAGCCCCTGATCCTGGAGTGCAATTGTGAACCAGCACACCATTGGCAAAGAATTCGTGACGATCATCAACCGTTAGATCGTAAACGGGAATTGGCTTTCCTTGACCTTTGACGACAAGCGTTTGAACACGTTTTAGTTCGTCTAAATCCCTGAAAGGTTCGATTGCATATTTCGCAAACAAGCTCTCGCTTTCGTTCTGGCTTTGGTGCCCTTGATTTAGCAAAGCACTTCTTTGAGCAAAATCTTGGCTGAGTACCGATTTTACGTGACTCAAACTTCTGCCCGCACTTTTCGCAACAGTAAGTCTTGGCTTGAACCTTACTCCATGTTGCGTAGCCTCGATCGCGGCATTGCTGCTTATACTTTTCGTTGTCGCGATTCTGGTTGAACCAATCTGAAAGAGCTTCCATTGCTTTTCTGTGATGCTCTGGATTTGAGAAAGGAGTTCCTGACTTATTGAATTCTGGGTGCAGTTTGAAATGTTCCTTCGGCGGCAAACACTCCAGATTCGATATGTCGTTATTGCTCCAGTCTTTGTCAATGTGGTGGATATGGTGGCCATCGGGTATGTCCCCGTGGACGCTTTCCCAAATGTCTCTGTGCAACGAACGGTATTCGTATTGCTTTTTTTCAGGATTCCAGCGGTTGCAGTAGAAGTATCGCCCCCTTGGCTTTCGAACGTATCGCAAGCCATTGAACTCAACCGATTCAAGCTTTTCGTTTCGCTTTCTTGACATTCGCCACGAACCTCATTGCCAGATAAAACATGATCACCATCTCTTAGAGAACCTAGTTCTACCCAATTGCGGTTCCTGGTCCATACCAAATGGTCTCGTGTACCAGTCACAACAGAACCGTTGGAAAAAACAACAGACACGATTTGATTTGTTGACTTGGTTTTTCCGGACCATTCAACTTTTCGATAGCCGTCGCGAGTTAATACCTTGTCGCCTTTCTTAATTTTCTCGATAGAAACCGGTCCATTGATTGTGTCAACTTTCGTACTTGCTATCAGGCAAGCTTTATCCCAATAGCGAATTCTCGTTGCGTTCCTTGGCGATTCGTCGACCATGCGAAACCACTCGCGCCGAAACATGAGTCCCGATATCTCAACGAACTGGCCGCCTAGTTCTTGCTCTCGCAACATCTGCGAATAATTGCTTCCGATGATGTCGGAAAACTCGCGAGGGGCGAACGGATTGTCTTTTGTCGCGCAGAAAATCAGATGCGTGTTGGGTTTCGGTCGATACGGCCGACCTTTGAACCATTCGATTCCATCAAGTGATGATCCATCGTTTCCAATCTGGCCGATCATACTTTCGTCAATCGGCTCGTAAAAGCTTTCGAAAGTCCAGTGCTTGAAGCCGCGAGGGGTGAATGTGCAAAGGACCGGCGACATGCGGCCGCGATGCCGGCAAACAGCAATGCCGTAGTCGAATGCTTCTTTGCTGATAATGGACGCTTCGTCGAACCAAAGGATTGCTTTGCTTGGCCCGCGTAACTTGTCCGGCTTTTCGGCACCTTTGAACATCAATTCCGAAACGCCGCCGTCTTCCGTGTAGAAGAGCACGCGCGGGGTTGGTGTCGTGACGTGACGAATGTACTGGCCGGTAAACTTCACGGTCTCGATGAATGTCGGCAGAGTTGTATCCCGGATCATGTTGGCATCGGGCGAGATGCACATGCACGGATCGTCTTTGCGAGCGGTTCGACAAATATGAATCGCACCGATCTTAGTCTTACCGGCGCCACGTCCAGCGCAGAAGCCGGTCATCCAAGCTTTCGACTCGCGAAACTTCTTCTGAGTCCGGCTGATTGGAATAGTGCGAATTCTGACCGTTGGCATAGTTAGACGTCCGCCAAATGATCGATGATGTGAGCGGGCTCAAAATCAGAATCAGCAACAACTTCAGCAACCGGAACCAGTCCCTCATCTCCTGGTGGGACATCTACATTGGCTTGCTCAATAGTCGCTTGCTCCAAATTCGCAGCCGCCGCCATCGATTCAAATTCCGCATAATCCAACACCTTTGGAACATCATCGATGCTATCAACGACAATCTCGACGACTCGCGAAAGCATGGACTGAGGCTTGGCTTTGTCCTCATCGCCGATGCCGAGCAGCTTTCGACGCATCTCCAAGCATTTCAACGCTAAGTCCAAGTAGCCCTTATCACCAAGCCGGCCGGATCGCTTTTTCGCTTTTCGTTTAGTTGGAGACCCGCCAGGGGAAAGGGATTCTTCTTCGATCTCTTCAACCGCGTCTTCTTTGCTTCGCTGCCATTGCTCCCAAGCCTCTTTCTCCATCAGGTCGATCTTGGCGAGCTCGAAGGCGATAACTTCCATTGCCTTGCTTTGAGCCGCATTTCGCCAGTAAAGCCGCATCCACTGAACGCGACTATGGACCAGCGAAACCTTCATTCCAAGCCGCTGGCCGATCTCGACTTTTGATAAACCTTGCAGGTACAGCTGGCCAACCTTGTACGCCTCTTCGTACTTGCGGGCTTCTCGGGTGTTGTTGCGTTTTTGAGCGAATGCAGATGATGGACGGCCGTTTGAACCAGCTTGAAGCTTGCGATTGTTTTCTACGTAGTCGAAAGACTCGGGACGATACGGAGAATCGGCGGATGGTATTAGCTGGATGTCGAAATTTGCATCGGACCCAACATCCAGTTGCACGTCGCTATCGTTGACAACTCCGTCCATACAGATTTCCACCAATCCATCCGCATCGCCCAGCAACTAATCTTTCCAATCAATCAACCAATCAATCAGAAATCATCAACGGCCGCACCGGGCGCGTTGGCCTTCTGCTGTACGATCGCAGCTGCCTTTTCCTTGGCGGATTGAGCGATTGTGTTCGTTGGATTTTCGCTTGGTGGTTTGCTGCTATCAGCTTGCGGCTGATTTGGTTGCGCCGCTTGCGGAGCCGCTTGGCTGCTCGTTGGCTGAGGTTGCTGCTGTTGAGGTTGCTGTTGAGGTTGAGCTTGTTTCTGTGGCTGTGCCTGTGGTGCAACTTGCTGTGGCGGGGGCTGCTGTTGCTTTCGCTTATCCAACTCTTCCATCCGCAACTGATGAGCAACCGCTTCATTAGCTGGGTGCAGAATCTCACGCTTCGGACCCTTACCAGCTTCGAAAAGCAATCTCTCAGCTTCCGCAACATCGATTCCATGAACCCGGGCGATTTGGGCTGCTGGCGCACCGGCCGCAACGAATTCTTCGATCGAAGGCACTTTCGACGCGTTGGCACGATGTTCAATCTCCCGCTCAATTTTTTCGATGACCTGAAAGAACGTGCCGCGAGGCTCTCGCACGGACCATTGAGCATCGACCAGCTTTTGGGAAGATTTGATCGCCGGATGGACCCATGTTTTGGGATCGAAGTGAGTGCCAGGCTTGTCACGCTCCTCGAACACCTTGGCCGTATCGGGGTCTCCGTTTTCGTCGATCCAGCCGTATATCCGAGCAATCTGCATCGGGCTGACCTTCTCGACGTCAATCAGATGATGGACTGGTGGTGGTGGCTTGAGGCCCGCCATGTCATCGAGCGCGTTGAACGATCGTTCAACCGCATCCCAAGCATTCCACAGACTGTCAGAACCACTCGGCGGAGCCGTTGGGGATTCAAAAGACGCGTCTTGCATGAACTTGCGATAAGCGTAGGCAAGCTGATCAATCGCGAGGATTTGTCGACGAACGCTTGGCTCGAAGTCGCGAGTAATGCCACCAATCGTATCGGCCACCGCATCACACAACATCCGCAGGCCGATATCGAGCTCATCGGACATCGCTTTGACTGTCACGCCTTGCCAGCCGACATTCGGACCATCGGCCGCCCGCCATCGAGTCACACAATTTTTGGTGCGATGATAAAGGGCTGTGAGCAGCTTCGCCGTGACGATCGGCGACTTGGCGAGCAGGTAGCCTGGATGATTGAGGATCGATTCAGATTCGGTTTTCATGGTTGACCTACGGAATTGGATTGAAACAGAACTTGCAGCTCGAAGCAGATGCGGGCAAGTTTGGCGAGTTTCAAAATCCGGGGTCAACGTGATTTGAGTTTTGAACTTTTCTCTCCCATTTCCTCATGCAACGACCGCTTCAGCTTCAACCCAAACACCGCCAGCCGCTTTTTAATCCTGATCATGCTGTCCTTGCCGACATTCTTGATCCCAGCAACTTGCTCTTCGGTCATGTCAATCAGCTGCTCGACAAAATGCACATCAGCCTTTTCCAACTGGCTTTCGAGTCGAGGGCCAAGACCGAGCTCGTAGATCGATGAATCGACGCCCACTTGTCGCATCGACCGGACGTCCTTCGCGAAACTCTCGATAGCCGCAAAAGCTTTTTCAATGTTCGGCTGCATTAGAGCCGACCCACCGAGCAGCTCGAATTCAACTCGGCCAACCAACGTCTCCCAAAACGCGTCGATCTCCAGGGACTTGAACTTTTCGCGAACAAGCGGAAACACAATCCCATGCAAAACTTCCACTTTGACGGTGAGGGTTGCCGCTTCGAAGTCAGCCCAGAACAGCGGATCAGCCAGCTTAGCTTTGCATTCCTGCTCGTACCATTCGATTCGGTCGAGCTTTTGGGGTTGATTGGATTCAGCATCGGGATCAGCATCGGGATCAGCATCGGAATTAGCATCCGGATCAAGGTCGGGATCGGATTTTGAATCAACATCATCAAACAATTCTGGCGTCTGCAGCTTCGCCTTCGGTTTGGCTTTTCTCCCTTTGTTAAACAATCGCTCCTGCTGAAGTTGATCAATCACTTCCAAATCAGTCTCGACGAAGCCCGGGAACATCAATTGCCGCTCTTGCTGCTCTAATTCGGAATTCATCTCATCCAGCAGGCTTAGCTGCTTGTTCCTCCGAATTGAATCCTTCCGCATTCGATTGGATTCGGCTTTTTTCTTGACCTGCTTTTGGTACTGCCGTCTCTCCCGAGGCGACATCTCTTGTGGCGGCTTGGCTGTGGTTGTGGCTTGCATGGTAAATCCCTCCAGGGAAAGGGGCTTGGTTCTGTTGTTACCCTGATCGATTATTCGACCGGATGAAGTTGTTTGCGTTTAGCCTCTACATACTCCGCAACGTCATAAAGGGCTTTGACGTAAGACAAATGGTTCTGGGCATTTTCGAACTGGTTTAACATGACGCACTTTTTAGCTTCCACCAATCCAATGTTTTTTTGGACGTGCAGCCACCCCAACAAATCGAGCAATTGAGCATCGCTATCGTTCTTGCTTGATTCCATAACCTATTTCTTCCTTTAATCAAAAATTCTTCCGTCGCCCTACTGACTCCGCATCAGCTTCGCTCGCTGCTTCATCTCATCCAACGTCAACTTCCGTTCTCCGTCGAAGCCAATTCGCTTGGAACACGCCCTATGGAATGTTTCGAGCTCGATGGCCGACGAACAAGACCAGCACCGCACCGCCACCTGCTGGACCGTCTCTTCTCGAGATTTTGAATCGACCAGCTTTGTCGTGCGCTCGATCGCCCAGGTTGAATGGCAGACCGAGCAGACCGGAGCTTCGCAGGCGACTTGTTGCGATGAAACAACAACTTCATGATCGGGCCCGCGATCCGCCGCCGCCCCGCTCTTCCCTTGGACCATCCCGCCAGAAGGAAGCGGAGCGTTTTTTTCGGCTGGACGATCAATTCCAACCTCAAAAATTTCCGCGACGAACCGAGGACTCGGCGGAACGCAGCAATTCAAGCATCGCCAAGTTGGCTCAGCTGACGGCGGATCGGTGATCGAACGCCAGAATTTTTTTCCTGAACACAACGAACACGGTGGCTGCGAAGGCTGCTGTGGTGGTGGTGAAGCGGGATGCGCGAGAGGCTGAATGTTGCCATTCGGACCATCGCCATCCCCTCGATCCTCCAAAACGCTAACGGCGGGAATCCCGTCGCTAGTGGTTTGTTGCATCGATTTGGCTTTGAGGGTCTCAAAAATTTTTTTTGTCGCCATGATTTCAATCTCAAGAAAAAAATTTGCTGATTTTGGTCGGTTGGGGCGCGGCAATGGTCGTTTGGGTCCTAGATCGATCGGGTATCTGGGACCCAACTTTTCCTGTGTTTTCAGGGCTGGGTCCTAGCAACCCCAGCAACCCCGGCAATTTCCTACGCCGATAATACGTGTTCACTGTTCTGTGCACTGGTGTTACGGGCGTACAGTTGTTGGTCTGTAGACCTCGTTTTAAATGTTTTACAAAAGTGATATTTTGCTGGGGTATCTGGGACCCACCAATGTTTTTGTTGAAAATTGGTGGGACCCTATCTGGGACCCTGCTAGGTCCCAAATCGCATTTGCCGCGCCCTAAAATTTTTTTTGGCATCAATATTCACCATCGCTTTCAAAAATATTTTTTCCGTTCACTTTCGAGATGACGAACTTCAGGTTCTCGTAACGGTAAAATCTCATGCCGTAAGCGTCTTTGGCGCGGACTCGGCTAGTCATCGGAAAGTGCCTCCTGATCTCGCGACCGAACACCGAAGCTGACATGGGCTTGTAGCCGTACTGGTAGCACCACTGCTGATAAGCCCAGTAAAATTTTTCTGCTGTGATCGATGACGAGGAATCCGGCTCGATCGCAATATCAAAAAACTGGCGGACCGGATTCGTTTCGTCCTTGTATTCGTCCTTGGCTGCGTCGGCCGCTGTCGACTTAGTGAACTCGGCTTGCTGGGTGAGGCGATACAGACCGGCCAAGGCCCAGTTGAACATCCCAGGCAGCTCTCCCGACTTTTCCCACCACCACGCCTTATCCATGTTGCGGATCTTCTCGTGATCCAGAATTTTGACGTCCCATGGAATCACGATCATTCGGCGCCAGATACCATCGGAGCGATCGGAGAATCGAGGCTTGTTGTTGCAGGCCACCATCAGCCTGGCCGTTGGGAGAGCGGAAACGGG